GCAGAGATGACCTGGAACAAAGTTTTACTTTTGCTCGTTAAGCTATCCCCGCAATGTGTGAAAACCCGAGGGCAAAACACACAATGTGACGATAACTTTATTCCAGGCTCAACTGGCTCTTAAAGTTGTGACCTACATCTTGATAGAGCAAAGCCCTTTTCAAGTTCAATCATAACTATAAAGAGGGCTAAGCCCGACGACGCTAACATAAATGTCCGCCGCACACCTGAGTCACCCAGGTGATTTCTCCCATCCAACCCGATAGGAAATCGATCGATGTTTATTGACGTCTCCGTCATACTTCACTTATGCCTCAGTGTACTGATACATAATCGGTACACCTGTAAAGAAATAAAGTGAAAAATCTTCACCAGCAGCTGTCCACTGTTGGAAAGCAATCTTTTCTTCAGTTCCCTGCCGAAAAGCGAAATCCAATCCAGTGGCAAACCATGAACTAGTAGATGGACAATCTAAATCTTGGGCTCTAATAAGCCTAGAATAGCCAATCCTTCCTTTATTGTAAAAAGGAAATTCTACTTCAATTCCATTATTAATGGTAGTTCCGGTTCCTGCAGCACCCTGCCATGAAGTATTGGTAAATGCTTTTGTTATCTCGCCTGAATCACTATTGGCTGCTGTAATGGCCTGTGTTGACCATATACCAGCAGTATCCGGTGAATAATCTTCACGTTCTACTACCGGCATAAGCATATTACCTGCTGTATGATACAAATATTTGTGCCTAATGGATCCCCTATATCCAGCATAACATGCTTGGAAATAACTAATGGGGTTCATGTTACTATTGTTATAAGCTCCAAATTGCTCTGTATCAAGACCTTCTGGATCATATCCACGTTGATATGGAAATGTTTTATTTCGCAATCTGGTAACGTTGGTGCCGTTACCAAATGCAAATGTATTATACCAATATCTAGTCATAACATATCTTTTGACTAGTTCTCTGATACTCGTTACATTTTCTCCAAAAAACACATTCATAGTCTGATCCTCTGGAACTGCTTCACTAGCAATTGTCTCCAATTGCGTGGCAGCCAAAGGCTCATCAACTCCTGTTTGTTCTACAATTCCACTTTGAGACTGTAATGTCTCTTCTTGTGGATGTCTAAAATATGTGAGATCCTTGATCTTCTCGCCGTCCGGCTGAGCAAATCTTGCATCATCACACATAGACACATACACATTCACAGAAATATCTGAACTAGCATTCGGTGACACTAGTTCATTAATAACATCTAATTCAATAACACCATTAGCTGCTCGCATAAATAATTCACTCAACCTATTACTAGGTGAAAAATTAATTGACGAATCAATGGGCTCACATTCCAACCAAGGTTTGTGTTGACCCCAACCAATGGTGATTTCAAAATCTTCTGCTTCAGCAATATCAATAACTCGTGAATAGTTAGTATTATAATCCACTGTAGCTCCTAAAGAACGTGGATCATAACGAACTAACATCCTACCCTTATGATAAGCTGACTTAACAATCTGAAATCTAAATTTAATTGAACCTTGCCAATATTTAAACATCTGTGCCATGTGACACGCAGGAATCATATGTAATTCCTCCCTCAAAGTAGGCGTTGTATAAGATACACGCCTAAATAAATCAGGAGCAACACGACAATTCCATAGCATATCACCTGGTCCTGCATCGCTAGTCCAATTAAATGTTGCTAAATATGATTCTCTTAACATAATCAACAACTGACATTTCATCCCGTCCTTCCAATCCTGTAACACGCGGATCAACGGTTACTTCGTTCTTGGAATCTAACGTTAATTTGTAAACAGTATCAGCAGCGTCCACATTTGCCACATTACCTAATGGTACGGGCTTCATAATATTTGGATCTGTAATAACTGCTGGTCTACTATACCCAAATAATCTTGCTACATCGCCCACGCCAGTAGCCACAATTTCTGTAGCCCTCGCATAAGGTCGAATAAGGGGTATACTTTTAAGCATCCCTGCTGCTTTCGCTATGGCGGATGCTGGTTTAGAAATAATTCCCTGACCATATTCATCACCTGAATTCATAACTCCAGATTGTGATGGCAATGCAGGTAAGTCTCTAGAAGTTGGCATTGTCAAAGTAACATCAGTAGCCCACAAATATACATTTATGGTTACTGGGTTACCTACATCTGTATGCCTTAAATTTCCAAATGATCGGAAAACAACTTCTCCTAAACCATCTGTGATACCTCCTTGAGTGAGTGGAATGTAATTTTCCTTATAAAAATAAGGAATTTCCAAAACTCCACCAGCATTTAATGTAGGATTTAAAAATATGTGTGGCTTCTGAGAAGCTCCCACTAAATCCGCATCCAATGCTCCACCAAGTCCACGTTCTATTGTAACTTGGTCAAATCCACTCAAAGGATTATATGACACTAAAGCCCTACCATAATGAAATGGTGTTCCACTAATAAGCACTTTCATATGCAAATTCATGCGTAAAAGTTCAAAATTAGCTATCTTGTCCCTAATAAAAGGGTTTGTCAAGTAAGCTGTCCAAGGATTCAATGTCTCAAATAATGGAGAATCTACATCCCATTGATATGTCGCCACATTTATTGGACGACACAAGAAATTACCTAAATCGCTATCGCTATTATTAGCAAGGTTGAATGTACTATCTGGTGCTGTAGGCACTGTAGTATTCCAACCAGCTGATTCATCAGCAAAAGTTGTGATTTCTGCTTTCGCAGTATCATCAGCCATGCTGACATTCATAGTAGCTGATTGTGATGGTAATGCTTCACTTTGATATTTGTCTATTATCGAATTAAGCAAAGCCACCTTACGTTTAAGCTTTTGTTTGCGCGTACTTACGTGCAACATCATGTTCTAATTGGTTAATGCGAACCAACGCCGCTTCCAGTGTGTAAGGGGACTGGACCTCCCCATTGTGCATACTTAAATCC